AATCAACTGGTGTTATTTCTGTAGATTCAGACAATCTAACTTGGTACATGATTAACGCAATCAAAGAACTTAAAGCTGAAATAGACGCACTCAAAGGAGCATAAACATGGAAATTGAAATCACCGCAGAAGAGATTGCACAGCACTACTCTGCCGCTATAGACAGCGTAAACCTCATCAATGGCACAAAGCCTGAGATGATGACTGATGCTGATTGGGCAGATTGCGTGTCACGCAACAAAGAGCATTTGAAGATTATGCTTGCCAAGGACTTTTGGACAACTGAGAATTTAACTCCGCTACAACAGGCGGCTGGAGCATAAACATGGCTGTAACACTCAATGCCAGCACCACTGCTGGTCTAGTCCAGACTGCTGACACTAGTGGCATATTGGCGCTTCAAACTGCGGGTACAACGGCGGTTACTGTAGATGCTTCACAGAATGTGGGGATCGGTACTGCTACGCCTAATTCAAGAATGTCTGTTGCTGTTTCAAGTACAAGCACTTCTGTTCTTGGTACTTACGCAAACATCCCTTTGCTTCTACAAAACACAAGTAGCACTGACAACAATTGGAGTGTTATTGGTGTTCAAGACGCATCAGGTGATTTTTCATCTTACATTGGCACACAAAACACAAGCCAAGCAAGCAGTACGGCAATCATGGCGTTTGCTACAAATGGCGGTTCTGGTGCAACAGAACGTATGCGTATCGACTCCAGCGGAAATTTGGCAATTGGCACAACGACAAATGTTACGCTTGATGCTGTTGGTGCGGCAAGACCTTTAGTTGTTCAAAAATCCGATACAAGTACAACATTAAATGGAAGCACAGCCGCAATAACTATTGCAAATGGCTCTGCAACGACCAACAATACTGCACAGTTAAATTTTGCGGCAATTACTGGAGCAAGCGGAAACCAGTATTCATCTGGCATTATTTCTTGCATTTTTGGCGCAAGAACAAATGCTCAGTACCCGACAGGAATACTGACGTTTTCTACATCAACATCTTTAAATACTGCGCCATCAGAAAAGATGCGTATCGACAACAGCGGCTACGTTCTAGTCGGTCGCACATCTACATTAGGCACAGCCCGTTTTGTTGTTGAAGCAGACACCACCACAGTCAACCCAATGACTGTGAGCAATACACGCTCTACAGCGGGAGCAGACTATTCAATTTTGTTTTATCGCAACGGTAGTATTGTTGGTTCAGTTCAAACTGCGCTAGGTGGGCCAACTACATACGCTACAACTTCAGACTATCGTTTGAAAGAAGACATCCAGCCGATGACAGGTGCATTGGCAAAAGTAATACAGCTTAAACCTGTTACATACAAATGGAAATCAACTGGGACTGATGGTCAAGGATTTATTGCTCACGAATTACAAGAGGTAATACCAGACGCAGTATGCGGAGAAAAAGACGCAGTAGAGGCAGATGATTCAATCAGACCACAACAGATTGATACCAGCTTCTTGGTTGCCACACTTACTGCCGCAATTCAAGAACAACAAACCCTCATCACCCAACTGCAAGCCGATGTAGCGGCGCTTAAAGGAGCATCAGCATGAGTTTAATTCTTTCAGGAACAGACGGCCTATCCGATGTTGATGGTTCTGCCGCAACCCCTGCTATCAGGGGAACAGATGCAAACACAGGTATCTTCTTCCCTGCCGCTGACACCATTGCTTTTTCTGAAGGCGGTGCGGAGGCTATGCGTATTGACTCCAGCGGTAATGTGGGGATTGGGACAAGTTCGGCAGCGGCAAAATTTCAAACAAACTCAACAGACGGAACTATTGCAATTTTCCGCACAACAAGCGGTGCAAACAATGGTCGTTTAAATATTGACATAAGTGACTCTGCCGCAACTGCTGGTTTTGCTGTTGGCGGTAATTCAAGTTTTCCTGCAATGACATTTGCCAATGGTGGCGCAGAACGTATGCGTATCGACTCCAGCGGTAATGTGGGGATTGGTACGAGTTCGCCCGCACAGAAACTTCATGTTGCAAGTGCCGCAAGTGCAGGTAATGTGTATGCGTTGATTGATAGCAGTGGAACAGCGAATGGCTATAACGCCGCAAATTTATACAAGAACGACCAGCGTCAATTTCGTGTTGGCTGTTTAGGTGGTGTTGGTGGTTTTACAAACGGCGCATTAGTTGTTTATGACGAGACTGCCGCCGCTTATCGAATGGTCATTGACCAAAGTGGTACTGTGCTAATTGCTAAAACTTCAAGTAGCGATACTGTCGCTGGAATAGTACTTGGAAACGGCTCTGGTGATAGAGTGTTTACAGTAGGTTCAAGTGCTTCTTGGGGGGTAATGGTTAATCGTCAAGATAACGATGGTAATTTAATTAACTTTAGACAAGCCAATACTGACGAGGGAAATATCTCTGTTTCAGGCACGACAGTTTCCTACAATGGAGGTCACTTGTCTCGTTGGGCGCAAACCACAGCACCGAAAGACGATACGCTGGTCAAAGGAACTGTGCTGTCTAACCTTGATGAGATGAACGTCTACACCGATTCTGAAGGCAATCCTGTTGACAATGAGCAATTAAACAAAGTAAAAGTTTCTGATGTTGATGGCGATGCAAATGTCGCTGGTGTGTTCGTCAATTGGACGCACGATGATGCTCATGATGTAGACGAAATCAACATGGCAATGACAGGCGACATGATTATCCGCATTGCACAAGGCGTGACTGTTCAGCGTGGTGATTTACTTATGTCTGCTGGTAACGGCACTGCCAAGCCTCAAGGTGATGACATTCTTCGTTCCAAGACTATTGCCAAAGTCACATCAACCCATGTCACTTGCACTTATGCAGACGGTTCTTACTGTGTGCCTTGTGTGCTGATGGCCTGTTAAGGATAACAAAATGAACATCCAAGAACAACAAGCCCTCATCACAGCCCTGACAGCACGAATCACTGCGTTGGAAACACCATGAACGAAATCAAACTCTCAACCAACTTGGTAAATGCCATCCTGCAATACCTTGGAACACGCCCATACACTGAAGTCTTTCAGGTCATAGAGGCTATTCAAAAGGAAGCGAAGAAACAAAATGAAGCTATTCAAACTTCCGACGACTCTCTCTAATGGCGTCATAGAGCCTGCACACGAGATTGAAATCGTGTGCGCAAGCTGTGGCTACGACCTGGACGAGGCAGAGCTCGAGGCGGACACCTGCTCCGATTGCAATACGCCTCTTGACCTCAAGAAGAGCACCTCCATCCAGGTCACAACCATTCCAGCGGCCTCTGGCTCCACCATGTAAATGAGCGTTCGCATGTGGACCCACTCAGCATTCTCTTTGCGGCCAATGCCTGCGTTGCTGCTATTAAGCAGGGATGCAAGCTGTACAAAGATGCTAAGACGTCTTTCATGGAGATTAAGAAGACTGTTGATGAAGTTGTCTCAGATGCTAAAGCAGTCAGAAGTTTTTGGCAAAAGCTGTTCGGAACAGACCCCGAACCAGCAAGTCCCAAGCCTGTGGCGAAAAAGAAGGAAGCCTACGTTGCCGTTGACGAAACCCAAGTCATGGCAGACATTGTTGGCCAGTTAACTGTTTTCTTTAAATTACAAGAGCAGCTTGCTGCGCACATCAGGGAGGAAGAAGAAAAGTCCAAAAGTGTCTATGATCCCAATGCCAATCTGATGGAAGCGGCTCTGAAAAGAATCATGGCGCAGCAGCAGATGGCAGAACTGGAAGTGACGATCCGTGAAGTCATGGTGTATCAATCCCCGCCTGAGATGGGCGCGTTGTACAGCAGGGTCTTTGAGATGCGGGAGATCATAGGTCAGGAACAGGAACAAGCAAGGCTAAAAGAGGAAACACGGCAGAGGTACAAACAATGGCAACGGCGGGAGGCAAAAAGAAACTTCCAGGCAAAGTCAGCGTACCTGATCGGAACTACTATATTCCTCCTGTACCTGTGGTTCCTCCTGCTCCTAGTAAATCGCTGGGGGAAGACGTAATGGGCTGGGTTGCTGCGTGTTTTTTGATTGCCTTTCTTTTGCCTGTCCTGGGCATGTTGTACATAGACATTTTGGAAGCCAAGCGCGAGGTTAAAACGCAGGTGGAGAAGGTAGAAAAATTGCGTAGGCAAGTTGAACAACAGAAACGTAAGGAAGATAAATGAGTGAAGAAAAGATTCAAGCGATGGAGACCAAAAGCGCTTTGGTTGAAAAAATCACATTTGCTTTGTTGCCTCTTTTGTTTTCGTGTGTGGTTTACCTTATGTCGGCATTGTCCAATCTGTCGCATGAAGTAACTATCCTCAACAGCAAAATCAGTTTGGTCGTGACCTCTGACAATAAGCAAGCCAGCAACACAGGCGCTGAGTTAGCAAGGGAAAAACTACGGCAAGACTTGGAAAAAGAAATTCAGCGCAACCGTGATCAAATTGCAGAAAACCGAATGCACATTGCCATTTTGGAAGAGAAAACCGCTGTCAGCAAGCCTATAAAAACCTTAACAGAAAAGAACTGAAATATGTTTGACGTTACAGCCATAAGCCCAGATGACAAAACCGCCAAGCACTTTATCTATTATTTTGCTTGGTTCTGGTCAATAACCTCAGTCATTTACTTCTTCTGTGTGACGTTTGTCCAACTGCCAGAAGGCGGCAGAGACTTTGCCAACATCATTTTGGGCTTTTTGCTGGGTACGGCAGTTGCCACCATTATTTCGTTCTTCTATGGGTCGAGTAAGTCCAGCAAGGACAAGACTGAAGCCATGATGAAAGCCGATGATGTTAAGCCTGTTTAACCCTTGGGTGATTCTTGGTGTTGTCCTTGCCCTGCTTGGCAGTTTTGGTAGCGGGTACTACAAGGGCGAACAAGATGAGTACGAGCGCCAGCAAATTGAGATTGCCGCCTTGAATGCCAAGGCACGGGAAACGGAACAGCGTATGGGCGACGTTGCTCAAACATACGCCCAAACTTTAAGGAAAGCCAACGATGTTGCAAAAGTTAAAGAAACTAAGCTGCGTAATGATATTGTCTCTGGCAAGCTCAGGCTGTTCGTTCCTGTCCAAGCCCCCGAGTGCGCCGTACCAGCCACCGCAGATTCCCCCGCTCCCGCTGGAGATACAGAAACAAGAGCCGAGCTTGACCCAAGAATTGCTGAATCTCTTGTCGATCTCACCAGCCGAGGGGACCAAGCCATCCGCAGTCTCAACGCCTGTATTGACCAATACAACGAAATGAGGAACATGAAATGACTATATACATCCCCTTGCTTTACATTTGCATGGGGATTAACTGTGAGTTTCTGCAATCCGAAGATTACACTTTAAACGAACAAAAATGCTTACAAGAAATTGCAGAAAAGAAAATTGAATTTACCAAGCAGGGCAAGACGGCTGAAGCAATTTGTATAGACATAGATGTAAAACTTGAAAGGAAAAGCAATGAACCTGACCGCCAACTTCTCGTTACACGAATTAACTAAGTCCGAGACTGCCCTGCGCATGGGTTTTGACAATACCCCCGGTGAAGCTGAGATTGCGTCCTTAAAGCTCTTGGCGGAGAAAATTCTTCAGCCCGTGCGCGACCACTTTGGTAAAGGTGTCAAAGTGAACTCAGGCTATCGCAGTCCCGAAAGTAATGCTGCGGTGAATGGGTCAAAGACCTCAGACCATTGCCTTGGCCGAGCAGCCGATATAGAGATTCCTGGTGTCCCCAACGCAGAACTTGCCCAATGGATCATGGATAATCTGGACTACACCCAGTTGATCTTAGAGTTCTACACTCCGGGTATACCCGATAGTGGCTGGGTGCACGTGTCGTTTGACCCGGCCAATCTTAAGAAACAAGAGTTGACCGCCATGAAAGTCGCTGGTAAAACACAGTATGTCCCTGGACTAATGGCCTGATATGAAAGCAAAAACCAAAAAATCCACTGTTAACGTTGCGGGCAACTACACAAAGCCAACTTTGCGCAAGAAAATTGTGTCTCAGGTAAAAGCCGCCGCGACACAAGGCACTGGCGCTGGAGAGTGGTCGGCCAGGAAAGCCCAGCTTGTGGCCAAGAAATATAAGGCCGCTGGCGGCG